CACGCGGACAATTCGATGATGTACTATGGGTACAAATCGCACGCGCACGTTTTGCTCAATTGGCAATGGATGCTGCAGAGAAATCAATCAACGCACCACTTGCCGTACCAAATGATGTCCAAGAGTTTGCTTTTGGACCTGATGCAATACTTAGAACTGCTCAGCCGCAGAACATTCGCCGTGTAGGCTTAGAGGTTTCACCTGCTGCGTTCACTGAAGCAGCACTATTGCAACAAGAAATGCGAATGGGTGCAAGATACCCTGAAGGACGCTCAGGAAACATTGATGCATCTGTTATCACAGGTCAAGGTGTACAAGCATTACTTGGTGCATTTGATACACAAGTAAAAACAGGGCAACAAATCCTTTCAGACACATTTGAAGACATCATGCAACTATGTTTCAAGATGGATGAAAGATTATTCCCTGGTACTAAGAAGATTTCAGCCACATCTGGTGGTGCAAAGTTTGAAATAGATTATGATTCACGTAAAGATATTAACGGTGACTACGGTATTCAAGTACGTTACGGTTTAATGTCAGGACTTGACCCATCTCGTGCCCTAATATTTTCACTACAAGCATTAGGTGCAGACCTAGTATCAAGAGATTTTGTTATGCGCGAATTACCTTGGTCAATGAACGTAACAGGTGAACAACAACAAATAGATGTTCAACGTATGCGCGATAACTTAAACACAGCAATGTCTCAACTTGCTCAAGCAATACCTCAAATGACAGCACAGGGTCAAGACCCTTCAGAGTTAGCAATGAAGATGGCTGCAGTTATTAAAGCACGCCAAAAAGGTACTGCAATAGAAACAGCAGTAAGCGAAGTATTTGCGCCTGCTCCTGCTCCAGCACCTACCCCACAAGTTGCCTCTGAGGTACCTCCAATGGCGCCAGTTGAGCAAGCCGTCCCTCCTGCTCCTGGTCAAGCCGCCTCAGAGGCCCCTCAACCACAGCAAGCACCAGCAGGATTACAAGAACTACTTTCACAACTAGGACAATAAATGGCTAAAGAAGTTGTATCAGGTGTTGGCAATCAATCTAAAAGAACAGACCAAAACCCTTCCAAACAAGCAATGCGTTACTATGCTGGTGGAAAATATGGTGAAGGTAAAGCAAATTTAGAACAACAACAGGCTGCTCCTATGGCAGGTAAAGTTAAACAAGCCACACCACAACAATCTAAACCATCAATCTTTTCACAACTAACACCAATCACAGCACCAACTGAAAGACCAAACGAAGCACCAGAAGTTGGAATGCCTTTCGGTGAAGGACCAGGACCAACAGAAGTTGGTTTAAACATTGCATCAGGTAGACCTGACAGCCCACGTAAACAAGACTTACAAAGATTAACACAATACTTACCAATGATTGAATATGCAGCAAACCAAGAAGGCGCACCAATAACGTTAAATAACTTTGTAAAATATTTACGGAGTTTATAATGGCTGGTGAAGTATCAAATTGGGCATTAAACTTTTCAAACTATCTTGACGCATTCGGTTACGATAACGCAGGTCTTGCATGGGGATTATCACACGCAGATGGTTTAACACCTGACGACCACAAAAACATTATAGATATTTTAACGAAAGAAGATTCCTTTCAATGAGTTTGCTTAATGACTTCACTGACTTTATTGAAAGAAACTTTAATACCCCAGCCGAAGTTGCCCAACAAATCGATAAAAGAATTGAAACAGGCAAAGCATTACTTGGTGAAACTTTAGAATACGCAGCACCAGAAGGTACAAGAAGACGCAGCGTATTAAACAAAATGGCTCAAGTCTCACAAGCCGCAGGTGCTGGTCTATCAACAGCAGCACTTCTTACAGATAAAGATAACCCTGCATACAAAGATGGGTTTCAAATATCTGACATTGCAGAAACATATCGTGGACCTGCACAAAAAATTTCCCCATCACAAGCACTATTCGGTGCATCAGATATTGCACCATTTAATCTACCAAGACAAGCATTAAATGTTGCAGAAGATTTAGGTTTCAATGTTCCAACAGGTGGACGTAGAGACTTTGATATCTATAACGAAGAACAACGCCGTAAAGCATTTGATGAAGAACTAATAGGAAAATTTTCAACAGGTGCATCAGACTTCATGGTCTCATGGTATGCTGACCCATTCGTTGTTGGTGCCGAAGCAGGACTACTTGCTAAAGGTAAATACCTTACACCTAAAGTAAAAGTAGGTGATGTTGAAGATATTGCAAAAGCAACATCAACTAAAGGTGCTTCAGCATTCATTGACTTTGCTTTAAACACAGATGCAACAGGAATATTAAAACACCCATTTGCACAAAAGTCATCTAACCCTGACGCTGTTGCTGGAATCTTTGGTGATATCAACGTAGAAAACTATGGTATCAAAGCCAGACCAATTGCTGAAAACACTATGAAAGCAATGTTTGGTGACCCTACTGCATTAAAGTTTTTAGAAAAAGAAGCAGCATCAATCAGTGATATTATTGACAGAGTTTCAAAACCAGCATTTAAAAGTTCAAAAGATAAAACAAAGTTTGGTATACAAGCATTAGCAGATTTACGTTATGACGGTGACGTTAACAAAATGCTTTTACAAGACAAAGAACTAGGTTTAAAATACGACGACATTCTTAAAGATGTTAAAACACGTAACGCTAGTTTAAGAAGCGTACTTAACCGTGTACAAGATAACATCATTGAATCACCGTTCCTTGGAACCAGGGCAATAACCCCATCACCTTCTTCTTTAGTTGAAAACGTTCGAGCAAAAATTGTTGAAACAAAAACTAAAACATTCCTCAACGACAGATTCACAGAAAAAATTGATGGTCTTGAATGGACTAACAAAGTTTTCAAATCAACAACCTTCGATTACCCTGTAAGAGTATTAGGTTGGTCAGGTTTACAACAACCTTCAGGTTGGATACCATTCAAAGGTATCGGCTCATCAGGTTCATCAGATGAACTAATAGCATTCATGGACAAAGTGCAACCTTGGAGAAACGCTAAAGGTACACAAGTTAAAAGAAACTTACTTAACCAATACCTTAGAGCACAAACAGATGCTGACAGAATTGTTATCATTACCAAGATTGAAAACCAAGCAGTTAAAGCAATCAACAAAGAACTTGGTCTTGACAGAAAACTAACACCTGACGAAGCAAACGAAGTATTTGCTAAAGGTATAAAGAAACCAGACGGTTCAGGTCCTGCAACAACTTTGTCAGACATAATTAAATGGGAACTAGACCAAAGAAGAAACAGTGTTTTAGAACACTATCGTACAAAACTTTTTGCATACAGTGATGGTGAATGGATATTCACTGACCCAACACTAAGTTCACAACTAGGCGATGCAATGCCAATGTTGGATATTAAACTGTATCAACAGTTTGCTAAAAGCGAATTAGCCACATTTACTTCTGGGCTTTACAAAGCAAAAAGTTTCCTTCAAGGAGCATACTTTGCATTTGATGCAGTATGGAGACCAGCAACATTACTACGTTTTGCTTACCCACAACGTAACGTAATTGAAGGTGAAATCCGTACAGCACTTTACAACAATAGTCTTTTAGAAATTGGTATGGGATTAGCCAAAGGTTCTAAGAATTTTGCTAATAACTTTTATCATGGTGTTGTTGGTAATCGTGTAGAGAAGTTTCTTTTAGCCAAAGAGTTAGATTTACCTGCACCTAAAACAACATTAGGTTCTTGGAAGTCTATTGTTAAATGGCAAAAAAGTGATTTAGAGATTGTTAGAGCACAACACTCTAACGTTGAAAAAAAGTTAAACACAGCACAAAGTAAACTTTCTGAAATAATAGATACTAAAATAACATTACGTGAAGAACGAAAAACATTAAAACCTGTAGTTGATAAAGTAAAAAAAATCAATGAAGAACTTTATGAAATACGAACAGGCGATAAAGCAATTAATGTTAAAAAGTATAATGCTCTACTTCAAGAAAGAATTGATTTAGAAAATAAGATAATTGCTTTTAACAATAAGGCTAACCGTAAACAAAAAACTCTTGACAGTATTAAAGTTTTAGAAACAGAAGTTAAAGAGTTAAGAAAAGAACTACAACCTTTAACAGAACAACTAACTAAACAACAAGAATTTTATGGTGAAGTATTAACTGCTGTTAATAAAGCACAACAAAAACTTGGTGGCAAAACTAACAAATATACTCAAGGTAAAGAAGATATCATTGTTGGCGATTTAATTTTTAAAGGTTACAAGTCTGGCGCACTAGGTTCAATAGGACCAAAGTTAGTATCTGCTGCACAAAAACAGAAAAAAGAAATACGTAACCCTTTAATGCAAAGCGAAAGATATACTTCTTACGGCTGGAAAACATTAAACCCAGATAACCCTAACTACTTTGCTTCCCTTTATGTTCAGGCTAGACAGTTCCGTGAAGCAGAAGTAACAAGAAGAATGTTACAAATTGACACTACTCTTGGTAAAAGACACGTAGCAAGTCAGTTAAACAAAATTAAAAAATGGTTTTTATCTGATGACCGTCAAGCCCAAATAGAGTTTCGTAACACTAAAGTTCAACGACCAATTGTAGTTGATACAACTAAGAAGTTAACTAAAAAAGAACAAAAACAACTTGCTATCAAACAAGAGAAAAGAAGTAAATCAAAGTACGATATAGATAACTATATTGCTACAAGATGGAACGAAGTTCAAACTTATTTTCCTGACCAAAGTGTTAGATTTGATATAGCAAATAAACCTTACGAACAAATACCTACACCTTATGAACTAGAAGCACGTCTAGGTAATCTTCAATTAGAAGGTAAACTGAGCCCTATTCCTGGTGAAGCAATAGGTAAAACAAACTTTCGTATTGATAACTTTCAAGACATTGGAAAACTTTACGGCACACTTGTAGATACTTTATTTAAATATCTTGGTACCATGCCTGAAGATGCTTTCACTCGTGTTCCTTTCTATGGCAACATTTATGAAAAAACTATTGATAGTGGCGCAAAGGCTTTACAGTTAAAGACACAACGCACAGGTAAACCAGCAACTGAATTAGAAATTCAAGGTGTTGAAAAAGCAGCGCATCGTGAAGCATTAAAAGAAACTAAACGTGTACTGTACACAATTGATAGATATTCAAACATTGCTTCAATTGTTGCATTTGCTTCCCCATTTATTCAAGCACAATTAAACTCTTTACGTGTATACAGCAACTTAGTAGCAAATAATCCTACACCAATTATCAGACCAACTTTAATATGGGAAGATGATTGGAACAAAGAGGCTATAGATAAAGACCCACAAACAGGTGAGCCTTTAATCACAATGCAAGTACCTAACTCTTGGAGAAACACTAAACTTTTCAATGCGTTAGCAAGTGTATCTTTCCCTGTTACTCGTTTAAATATTCCTTTTGCTGGCGAACCTTGGTGGAACGCTGGTGCTGGTCCAGTTATTCAAGTAAGCGCATCTAACTTAGTTAATGCTGTCCCTTATCTTGATGCAAAGTATAAAGAAACAACTGGTAAGAATTTACCAATTAGAAGATTTGTTGACACATATGTTCTTCCATATGGTCCATCTAAAGAGTTTGTATCTTACGATATGTTACTTCCAGCGTGGACTAAACGTGGTGTTTCTGCAACAAGAAAACTTGATGACGGTGTATTTTTAACAACTGCTAATAAAATCTTAGCCGTTGAGAATCAAAAGTTTAGAGACGGCACAAGAATCAATGAAGCAACACCTGATGAAATTGTAAACAGAACAGTTTGGCATTTCATGTTACGTCTTGGAATAAACCAAGTAATGGCTGTTATTCCAAATCTTAGCCTTGATTACAAACCATACTTTGACATATACAGAACTTACACAGAAAAGTATGGCATAGAAAAAGCAGATGCTTTATTTTATGAAAACTATCCAGACTATTATGAAATGATTATTACTAGCCCAACAAAGAATACCACAGGTGCTGAAGCCACAGCAGTTTCTGCTGAACAATTAGTTAAACACCGTGACCTTGTTGCTAAGATTCAAACTGAAGACCCTTATGTAACAACCCTTATCACTAACGCTTGGGGTGTTGACAGAGAAAACAATACGTTTGATAGGGCAGCATATAATTTCCAGTTAAAAAACAAACCAGGTACTGGTGGAGATTTTTACAGAGAAACAATTTCTTTAGAAGAATCAAGCAAGAATGCTAAGATAGATTTAGGCTGGATGGCGTACAATAAGTTTATGCAAGGCTTTGATATTAAAGTGCAACAGAACGGTTTTGATTCTTACAATTCTCGTGGTGCTGGATTCCTTAAGGATGAAAGAGATGCTTGGATTAAAGAACAAAAAACTGTTAACCCTACTTGGTTTAATGAGTATGATTTAGGTATTCAAGCAAATAAATATAAAGGTACTTTAAGAGCAATTGATACTGTGTTAAGTGATAAAAAGTTCACTGAATCAGACTGGTATAAATCTGACCCTACCTTTAAAGCACTTGAAGAGTATATGCTTTTCAGGGAAGAAGTTGTTGACTATCTTAAAGATATGCCTTCACAAAATATTGATGCTCAAAGTAATCAGTTTGTTAAAGATGAAGTTGATAAAAAGGTTCGTGAGTTAAAGAATAGTTCACCAAAGTTTGGTCTTTGGTATGACAGATTTCTTGATAGAGATAAATTTGGAGATTTAAATGCCGAGTAAAGCGATAGCAACAGGACAATTAAATCTTGATGAAGTTCTTTTTCTTTTAAGAGAAGTTGGTTTTCCTGAAGAAGTTTTGCCAAGAATGGTTGCTATTGCTTTAGCAGAGAATGAACCACTTGATGCTAACAAGATAAGAAATACCCCTGAAACAGGGGACTTATCTTATGGCATTTTTCAAATCAATATGATTGGTGATTTGGGTGCTGCTCGTCGTGAGATGTTAGGCATTCAATCTAATGAAGAATTGCTTGACCCTTTAACTAACGCTAAAGCAGCACTTGCTATTTATGAAGAAAGAAAAAGAAGAAAGCAAGGAACTGAAGATGGGTTCACTGCTTGGTCTACATACAAAAAAGATAGATATAATCAGTTTTTACCTGAAGCAACATTGTTAGTAAATAGAACAAAACCTACTATGATTCCTAGTAGAAGTAGAATGGAAACTAATATTTTAAGTGGTGGCGGTGGTATGAGTAGACCTGTAACTAAAAGACTTCCTACTGATTTGAATGACATTGCAAAGATTCCTGTTGCAGGTAAAGAATATACTTTAGGTGCAGCACAAGACTTATTTGTTAAGGGCGACAAAGCAACTAAGAATGAAATCTTAACAATACTTCAACAGTATAATCCTAATAGTAATTATAGAACAGCAGACTCTGCTAATACTGCTTGGAATAAACTTGTTCAAAACTATTCTGTTTCTAATAGTGTAACAAAAAAACCTTTCACTACTTGGCTTGTTAGTGAGGTTGAATACAATAAAGAAATATCAGGAATGGGTGATGGTACAAGTGTTTTCTTGCAACCATCTATTACTCCTAAAGAACAAGCGTTAGAAGATTTTAATACTTTTATTCTTGATGCTACTGGTGCTGCTGCTAATCCTGCTGATGCTGCACAGTACTATAAAGAGTTAAATAAACTTGAGAAAAGTAAAGTTGCTAAACAGGTAACTACTAGAAGTGGTTCAACTACCACTCAAACAGCAACTGCTGGTGTCACTAAAGAAGACCGTGAATTGTTGGCAGCAAAGTTTGTTGATAGATATATTGATACTGCTGGTGTTAAAAATGTTGGTGGTATTGTTGGTTCTAATCTTGCTACTATTCGTAAACTTGCTTCAGATTATAATGTTTCTTTATCTGATGCTGATGTACGCAAGTATGCTATTGAGGGTTTGTCAAATAAGAATAGTTTAGAGATTGCTAAGACTAAGATACAAAACACTGCTAAAGTTAGATATCAAAATCTTGGACAGTATCTTGACCAAGGTTTAACTGTTAAAGATATTGCTTCACAATATATTAATAAGATGGCTAATGTGTTGGAAATTAATCCTGATACAATTAAACTTGACGATAGATATATTGATAATGCTTTATCAACTCTTCCTAACTTTACTGATTTCAATAAAACGTTACGCAGTAGTCCACAATGGGAATATACAACTAATGCTCGTGAAGAGGCAGCAGGTTATGCAAATAAAATTCTTCAAGATTTTGGGTTAAGATAAATGGCAAAGGTAGATTCCAAAGGTAAAGTCACAGTTGAAAGAGGTGACACACCTACTAAGATTGCTAAAGATTTAGGCATCTCAGTTGCACAAGTTAATGCTGCTATTAAAGCAAACCCTACACTTGCTGCTAGACAATCATCAGGTAAAACTGTTTTGTTTTCTGGTACAACTTTTAAAGTTCCAGGTATAAGCACAACTAGTACAACTGGCGGGACACCTGCTGCTAGAACAGAAACTGGTAGAGTTACTAACGCTGATGGTAGCGTAACTATTACTTATAGTGATGGCACAAGTGAAACTTTAGGTGGCGGCAATAGAACTTTACCTGACCCTAATGCTGCAATACAAGAACAAAATCGTCGTAGTGCTTTTGCTCTTCTTGAAAAAGAATTTACAGACAACAATTTAACAACTTTAGTTCCTGAGATTAAAAGGTTCATGACAGAAGGATACGGTGCTGAAGAAGCATCACTTCTTTTACCTACCACTGAAGCATACAAAACACGTTTTGCTGGTAACGAAGGTCGTAAAAAATTAGGCTTATCTACTTATACTCCTGGTCAATATCTTGCTGCTGAACAAACTTATCGTGATTTGTTTAGCCAATATAATCTTAATGAACTTGCTAACCAAAATACTTACACTGCTTTAATTGGTGGTGCTGTTTCTATTGACGAAGCCAAGGCTCGTGTTGATAATGTGTTTAGTAAAATTGATAACGCACCAAGTGAATTAAGAGCACAGTTAAATAATTACTTGGGTGCTTATGGTGTTGGTGACCCAACTAAACAGCGCTCACAGATTGCTCTTGCTTTGATGCAAGGACCTGAAGGTATCAACCAGTTAGATACAAGTCTTCGTAAAGCATACATTCGTACTGGTGCTGCAACAAGTAAAGTTGATGTTGCTGAAGAAAACATTAGTCAACTTGAGAAACAGTTAACTACTGCTGGTTTATCAACTGAACAAATTGGTACTCTTTCTAAGCAAGCATATTCTAGTATTGCTGAGGTTCAACCAACTGCTGAAAAACTTGCAAGCATTTATGGTGAAGATACAACTAATCTTTCTAAAGAACTTGAGCAAGAAGCGTTCTTTGGTTTGGCTTCACAACGCCGTAAGAAACTTCAAGAAAGAGAAAAAGCAACATTTGGTGGACAAGCAGGTACTTCAACTGCTTCATTAGCGCAGCAATCAAAAGGCGCAATCTAAACCCTCAGTAGGACCGACCAGCCCCTATGAGAGTAACAAGACTGGTAGCAAGAGCCATAGTATTTTCCCCGATTTATTATGAGGCTTGCGACTAACACAAATAGAATGGGAGCGTTGCGATGAGCAACACATATCAAGAATGGGAAGACGACGATGATGATATTAATCAAAGTCAACAATCAGAAAGCGATTTATTAAAACAACTTCGTAAGGAGTTAAAAACTAAATCTAAAATGCTTTCCGAAATGGAAGGACAACTTTCTTCGATTAAGACTGAACAACGTCACAACGTTATCAAATCAGTTCTTGAAAGCAAGGGCGTAAGTCCAAAGATAGCAAAATTCATTCCTCAAGAAATTGAGGCGAATCCAGATAGTATCGATAACTGGATTGCAGAGAATGCTGAGGTCTTTGGTTTAACAGTACAGACGCCCGATGATGTGAAGCCTGATTTGGCTACACTCAGACAAATCGATTCTGTTACTGCTAATGCCCAGTCTCCTGCTGGACTTGATGATTTATATTTGAGATTACAGAATGCAGAATCTGCAGAAGAAATCACAAATATGATTTTTCAACAAGGTGGAGAGATTTAGGCTCTAACTACTAACTAAGGAAATAAACCGAAATGGCAAATGCATATACCGCGTTATCTGGTGGTACGTCTGCAACTAACGGTGGTCTTGGTGGCGGTCAATATTCAAGTGCTGACAACGTAGGAACCTTTACACCATCCAATGGTGCAGGTCTCGTACAAAAAGCATACGACCGTCTAGTTGAGTTCGCACTTCGCTCTCAACCATTACTACGTTCAGTCGCTGACAAACGTCCAGCACGCCAATCAATGCCAGGTTCATCTGTAGTATTCCAAATCTACAGCGACCTAAGCAAAGCAACAACTGCTTTATCAGAACAAGTTGACCCAGATTCAGTAGCGATTGGTGCTCCAACTGCTGTAACCGTAACTCTTAACGAATACGGTAACGCAGTTTTGACCACACGCAAACTGCAATTAATGTCACTTGCTGAAGTTGACCCAGCGATTGCAAATATCGTTGCATTCAACATGGCAGATTCCATTGACGAAATCGTTCAAACCGAACTTCGCGCTGGAACAAACGTAATCTACGCAAGCAACGCTTCAGGTACTCGCGCAACAGCAACAACAAACGTTACTGGTGCACATACCTTGAAAGCAGCAGACATCCGTCTAGCAGTTGCTAAATTACGTGCAGGCAAAGCAGTTGCTCGTAAAGGTGCATTGTACTGGTGTGCAATCCACCCTGAAGTTTCACACGACCTTCGTGCTGAAACAGGTTCTGCTTCATGGAGACTACCTCACGAATACCAATCAAACGATGCCATCTGGGCAGGAGAAATTGGAACATTCGAAGGTGCATACTTCATCGAATCACCACGTATGTACAACGCCACCGATGGTGGTTCAAGTGCACGCGTGTTCCGTACAATCCTTGCTGGTCAACAAGCACTTGCTGAAGCAGTTGCTGAAGAACCACATGTGGTTATCGGAAACGTTACCGACAAATTGATGCGCTTGCGCCCAATTGGTTGGTACGGTGTATTAGGATTCAAACGTTACCGTGAAGAAGCCTTATACAGAATTGAATCATCTTCAAGCATTAACGCTTCATAGTTAGATTCAAATCAAGATTAAAGCCCCTGGGCAACTGGGGGCTTTACCTATTAGGAGTTTAAATTGCCAAAGTTTTTTCCACCAACAGTTGCTGAAGGACCAGCAGGGTTTGGTTTATTTTATCGGTACAAGTTAGACCGAGGAATTAGTGTGTTAAAAATTGGTAATACATATTATAAAATTAGAGTTCCATCAACTGACCAAATAGATTCTTCTAGTGAATACTATGCAGGAGGACACGAACATGATGTTACGTCGGACCAAAAGTCTGCGCTCATTGCTGCTGGCATCGGCATTACTGAAAGTAACTTTGAAGGATGATAAACAACATTCTTGTAGCGGGTGCAACTGCAAGCGCAATTGCTTCTGTATTTTTTGTGATTGCTCCAACAGTTCGAAAGACTCGTTCTATGATGGAATGGTTGGAAAAGTTTCGCCGAGATTGGGAAGGCGAGCCTGGTGGTCCAGGTAGAGACTCTGTTCCAGGTGTAATGGAAAGACTTAACCGCCTTGATGGTGAGTTAAGTAATAATGGTGGTACTTCTTTAAAGGATGCCATTGATAGAATTGAAAAACGTTTGGGGACAACAAATGAGTTTACACAGAATTAAAAAACATCCTGAGTATGTTGAGGGTTGTTTTGGTTGTAAGGCTTCCACAGTCGATTTGAATCCTGGGGAAGCATCCACTAGACTAACTATGTCTGCAAAGAAGTGGGACAATGAACTTGCGTTATATCGTACGGCTAGGTCTCAGGGTATTCAACCTGATACGACTAAGACGAAGGATATTCGTAAGGCAATAGATATATCAAACAAAACTGGAAGAGCATACGGAGCATAATATGATGTACGGTAAAAAAATGCCTAAAGGCAAAAAGATGATGGACATGAAAAAAGCCGATATGAAGAAAAAACCTATGGCTAAAATGAAGAAAATGGGAAAGAAGAAATAATATGTGCGCAACTTGTGGATGTAACTATCCTAACCTAGAACACGCTATGGCTAATGCTAAAGGTAATAACCCAATGGGTATGCCAATTGCACCTAAGCCATCTAGCATTCAAACAGCAGTACCTAAGAAACCTAAGAAGTAATTATGGTTAAAGACTCACGCCTTAAAAGGGCTGGAGTCGCTGGTTACAATAAGCCAAAGCGAACTCCTAATCATCCTAAGAAGTCACATGTTGTTGTGGCTAAAGAAGGTTCTAAGGTTAAGACAATTCGCTTTGGTCAACAAGGTGTAACTGGGGACAGACAACCTACTAAACGTCAAGCATCTTTTAAAGCACGTCATGCTAAGAATATTGCTAAGGGTAAGATGAGTGCCGCTTATTGGGCAGACAAGGTGAAGTGGTGAAAAAGAAAGCATTTTGGGATAAGAAGAACCCTAAGAAAACTTCTAAAAAATTAACACCTTCACAGATTAACAGTGCTAAGGCTCGTGCTAAGGCTGCTGGTAGAAAGTATCCAAACCTAGTAGATAACGCTGCTGTAGCAAGAAAGAAGAAATAATGGCTGGTAGATATAATATGGTCTGTGACCAGGGTTCTACTTTTAGTTTAGTTTTTACAATTAAAACTGATGGTGTTGCTTGGGATTTAGTTGGCAACTATACAGCCAAAATGCAAGTTCGTTCTTTTCTTAATGCTGATACTGTTCTTATTGAATTGACCACTGCTAATAGTAGAATATCTTTCTCTGCAGGTGGTACTGTTACTTTGTCTTTAACTGCAGCAAATACAACAGATATAATTGCTGGTCGTCATACTTATGATTTGGAATTAACTCAAACTAGCACAAGTGTTGTGACTAGAGTTCTTGAAGGAAAATTTGTTGTCAGAGGAGAGGTTACTCGCTAAATGGCAACAGAGATTACGATTCAGGAAACTATTAATGAAGTCAGTGTTACTGACCCTAATAATATTCTTATTGAAGTTGACGGTACACAAGGACCTATTGGTCCTCAAGGTGTAACTGGTCCTACTGGTTCAACTGGTGCCACTGGTCCTTCTATTACTGGTGCCACTGGTGGTACAGGTCCAACTGGTCCAACAGGAATAACTGGTCCTACTGGTGTCACTGGTTCTACAGGCTCTACAGGGGCAACAGGAGCCACTGGGGACACTGGTCCTACAGGTAGTACTGGACCAACAGGTTCTCAAGGTATTCAAGGTATTACAGGTCCAACAGGAGATGTAGGTGCAACAGGTGCAACAGGACAAACAGGTCCTACAGGACCTACTGGAGCAACAGGTTCTACTGGCTCAACAGGTTCTACTGGAAGCACAGGACCCACAGGTGCGCAAGGTGATGTTGGACCTACTGGTCCGACAGGGGCTACTGGCTCCCAAGGTGTTACAGGCGATACAGGAACAACTGGACCTACAGGAGCAACAGGACCTCAAGGTATCCAAGGAGTAACTGGGGCAACTGGTGATACTGGACCTACTGGTCCACAAGGTTTACAGGGTGTTACTGGTGCTACTGGAAGTACTGGACCTACTGGTGCTGATAGCACTGTGGCAGGTCCTACAGGACCTACTGGTGCTAATGGTGAAACCGTTACTGGTCCTACAGGACCAACAGGTAGTACTGGAGTAACTGGTGCTACTGGTGCAACAGGCGCTGGGTCTGATGCTTTTCCTGTAGCCTTATTTCTTGGCGGAATGTAACAAATAACATATTGGGGACGATATGAAAATAGCAGTGTATGCAATTGCTTTAAATGAAGAGAAGCACGTTATGCGCTGGTTGGAAGCAACCAAGGATGCAGACATAAGACTAGTGGCTGATACTGGTTCAACAGATAGAACAGTTCAACTATTACAAGGGGCACCAAATGTTATCGTTTATCAAATCAGTGTTAAACCGTTCAGGTTTGATGATGCGCGTAATGCTGCTCTTGCTTTGTTACCTGCTGATGTTGATATGTGTCTTTCCCTTGATATGGATGAGATACCGCAAGATGGATTCTTTGATGTTATAAGACAAAACTGGACACCTGATGTTAATCGTATTTGGGTTACTTGGGAAACAGGTTACAAGTGGCAAAACAATAACCGTTTACATTCAAGACAAGGTTATCGTTGGGTTAAACCTTGCCACGAAGTTATAGAATATTATGGTGACTTTTTCGGTGGTGAAGAAAAAAGTATTACTTTAGATTTAACTGTTGCACATAGACCTGATGACGATAAGTCTCGGTCACAATATTTGCCTATGTTAAAGATGGCTGTTGCTGAAACACCTAACGATGCACGT